ACATCCAGCAGTCTGACCTAATTCGTAAGTAGTTTGGTAATATGGTTCGCATTTTAATAGTTCTTGTTGAGTATCTACTAATACATTTTTAGCATAGTTAATAACATCTAATTGAACTTGAGCAATACTTAGTGTTACTCCTCCAAGTTTACCAGCAGTCAAGCCTCCAATACCAAAACCTATACCATACCAACCGTCTTCTTCTCCGCTTATAGAAATAATCTCGTTAGCGTTTTGATTTCTTATTGCAGTAGTTTCCCCACCTTGCCATCCAGACTTATGTACCCATTGTGATGAAGGAATGGTTAAATCGTATCTTGACCATGTAGGTGTAATTTGAGTTCCATTCCCCGAATTTATTGTTCCGTTATAATATATTATAGAGTTTTGTATTGAATGAGTAATACCATTACCGTCAGCAGAAAAATTAGCTACAGTCGTAATATCAGCAAACGGATTATCAGCATATCGTGTTACTTGTATTTGAGGAATAATACCTGTGATACCACCTACAGTTTTTGCCCAAAAAGATAAATATAATGTACGATCTAAACCAAGTCTAGCACCTTTTTGAATATGTTCAATTCTTGGGTATATTATTTCCCTTGAGACGAGGCCTCTGGTACCTGTTATACCACTAAATTGACAAGCAACATCAATATAATACGGACTACCTCCAAAAACTCCTTCAGTGCCAGTAAAATTTTGTCGCTCAACTGACAGAGTTATTCCTGTGCAAAGTTCTGGATTTTTAACCACAAACCATCTATCGGCAAATGGTGTTGAGAATGTATTGAGAGAACCTGTGGTAAGACCAGTCACACCTCTTTGCCAAATACGAAAAGATCCATTAATACATAAATCTGTATTACCTTGTCCAGTTAATCCAGCAAGAGCATTCACTTGACTTGTAACCGTATTTACAGAGCTTGTTAATTGATCTACATTAAATGTTGCTATGTTTTGCGTTTTGTCTAGTGTTATCACTGCCGTAGTGGCATCAGTTTTAATAAAATCTAAAAATTTATAAGTAGGATTATTGTTATTAAAATTTAACAAACCAGAACTATTTTGTATTGATGTATTCTTAAAAGCACATTTTCCGTATGCGTACATTGGAATATTATCTGGTCCTTGCAGAGTAAAAGCCCCACTCACAGCAGTTTGTGTAGGGGGATAAAACCCTGTATCTAAATCTGCAATTTTAGTAGTAAAAGATCCTCCTGGAGTAGTTATTTCTAAAATTACAGAAGTTCCTGTGTCTAGAATTAAATTACTAACTAATCCTAAAAAATTTGGACCAATATGAAACTTTGTAGTATCTGGTACACCAAAAGGGTTATCATTTTCAGTATATTTTAATACTATTATATTTTTAAAAGAAGAATTATTTAGTTTTCCAGATAATTTTACATTGTCTATAAATCCTATTGGTGCTGTACTCAATCCAACATCAAAGTCAGTACCACCACTTATTACATTTTCGCTAGCTAGATTATCAGGAAACAGGTAAACCAAATCTCCAGGTTTAATGCTGGCAGTAGTTCCCAGATCATTCATAGTGGCATCATAGTATCCACCACCAGAATAGTTTATCTGAACCACAATCTTGTTGTCTAGTTCTGCACTAATACCAGCACTAATTCCTTCTATCAGAATTCCTCGATACGGAAGAATTGCTCCAGAAGTTCCTGTAATTCCCAACAGAATAGGCTTAGATACTTGTCCGTAACTAGTTGGCTCAACTGTGGTAATTCCTCCAGGAACGGTTGGACTCAGAAAGTATGCTTGACCTGGAGACAGGGTTCCGCCAGAAATTCCTAGAATATTTCCAATAGTCTTAGAAAATGTCGTATTATTAATGGAACCATAAGTTGCAACAACGGTACTAGACGCAGTTTTGTCCACAACAATACCTAAAACTTCAGATCCGCTTGCACTAGATGCTACGGCAAACGTTAATCCTAATACGGAATCTACTCGAACCACATTACCTGTAGTTAAGCCAGAAACTGCAGGAGTAATACTGATTGTGGTGCTAGAAATTGAAGGAACTGCACCAGCAAAGGTTACGGTGCCATTAAACTTGATATTGCCGTCAAAAGTTACTCCAGTAGTTACTGTGTCAGCGTGACTAAACGTATAATTACCCAAACTAGTATAGGTGATACCGATACCATCACCAGCAAATCCCTTATACATGCTAATACCATTTAATGCATTAATGGCTGAATTTGTAGTATTGAACCATGTATTAAATGTATCTGATGTCGTTAGCGGTGTGATTGGTGTTGGCATTTGTTAAAAATATCCTATAGTTATATTCTGATAATATGTAAGTTGTTTACGAAATTTACTTCTGCGTGATCTGTTGTGTTTGCTGCACCACATATTGGAAGAAAAGTTTCTCCTGTACCAACAGACGCACTAGTTCCAAATCCTACAATTTTTAATTGTAGTCGGGAAGCACCGCAAGGACCATTAATCACATTAATATTAGTTTGATCTTGAATGGTGTTATCTTCGTTTGTTCCTGGCGGAACAGTTGATGTGCAAGAAATTGTGATTGGTTTCACAATCATTCCGTAATAGGTTCTTGCTGATGGTGGAGTTGTAGGAGTAAAATTTGAAATTAAGGTTTGATCTGTGGCATTATAAACCCAGACTCCAAGACCACCATTAAAATTTTTGCTTTTTGCTAAGTACCAGCCAGCACCAGCAGTTAAGGATATAGAAGTAGCGGTACTAGTACTAGTGATAAGAGTGGGAGTAAGAGGTGTACATCCGTCCCATCCTGGACCTTCCACAGAACCACCAGAGGCAGTATCAAATATTACCTTGGTTAACCAGGAAGACCCCATAGTCTGAGTCAAAGTCTGCTGAACGTAAAAAATTTCCTGCATTTCATTGAGTTCCGCAGCTTGAAGAGGAAATCCAGGTCGGAATGCCACAGCATAATAATTCTTTGCAGCATCAATCTGAGATTCTATACGGCTGCGAAAAGGATTAGTGGTAAGCGGAAATCCTGTTTTGAATGGGTCTGTTATGCTCATTTGTAGTTATTTTTATCCTGTAAATGTATTTATACTAATATCAAAGTTGTATGTTTTAACAGTTCCTGTACTTCCATTTGATATAGGAACGTCTAATACTCCAGCCGACAAGTATTCTCCCTGAGTTTTATCCAAGACTGGTGCTGCTTCTATGCGCCAGACTTCATAATCTGTTCCGTCAATAGTCCAGGTGTCTCCTAAACTTATTGCTCCTGGATTATCTGTAACATAAGCAATCACACCAGTTACGGTGCAACTTTCTATATCAGTGGTATATGTAATTTTTCCATCAGAAGACTGTCTTACCGTTGAAAACACATTATAACTGCCAACAAATACATTTCTTGTAGTACTCACAGTACCATAATCTATAGGTGACATGTTTACTACTCTTGGTGTGTATGCGGTTTGTGTTGCCATTTTATAATCCTTAGAAAGCTGTGCATACTGGTGTAGCTGATTTTAATTTAAGGAATACACGATATTCCATACTAGTTACCACACTACTATTTTGAGTAAATTCAGCTCGACCACCACCAGTTAGTCCTGGATTTGCTATTATTGCGTATTTGTTTATTGTGTCAATACCAGAAGTTGATTTAACATCAGTACTTGATAGACTACTTTTAATTTTATAATTTTTTGCAGGAACTAATAATTCAGTACTTTCAAAGATTCCTTCTGGGAATGTGTATAAGGTAATAACGGTATTCAGTATATTGCCTGCAGTAGTTCCAGAAATCAAATGATCAGGAACCAAGTAATTTTGACCAGGAGATAGAGTTTCAATTCCGTAAACTTCATAAGAATTTACTCCAGTTTGCGTGGTCTTGAGCTGAACACTAGCCCCAGTTCCAATCGGATCAATTACATCTACTATTGGATTTGGTGAGGAAACAGTCTTTTGTTGTGTTGTTAAATTAGTTAAATCAATGGTAGCTTTCATGACACCAGCAGTGTTTGTGAAATTACTCAACAGACTCAAAGCAAATTCATTGCTGCTGCCAAGAACAAAATCATATTTGTTTGCTTCTAGGGTTTCAGCAAGAGTGGAAATGATGGTGGTAGCCGCACAAAGAGGATTTTCTCCAGTGCTACTAGATGTGATTGATCCAGCAGTATATCCGTTTAAAAATATTGGTTGTCTGTCTAGAATATCAGCTAATTTTTGGCATTCGTAACAATCTGAAAATATAGTTTCGTTAGATACATCACCCTTATTGTAAACTTCGCCAGTAAGTTCATCTGAAGTAGTATTTTTAAAATACAAACAACAACACCCAAAACTAGTTACTCCAGAACCACAAAGAGGTTGATATTTTTCTACAAATGTACTATATTCCTGTTTAACATTAATATCATATAGAGGAAGGTCGGTATCATTAAGAAAAATTAATTGACTAGGATCCAGTTTAAACAAAGGCAACCAAGAATAACCATCAGAATAACTTTGTACTGCGGGAGTTTCGTGGTTTGGTATCACTGCTGAAGTAATAACGGATCCGTCTACTCGATTATTTGTATTGTTAGATACGCACAAATATACAACGTTATTACTCTGATTTAAAACATAATAATTATCTGTTATTCCTGGAGTCCACGGAACATATTTTTTTCCAGCTTGCCACGGATTATTTGATGCTACTAAAGCTCTTTTGTTTTCTGGAATTCTTTGAGCAAAAGAAGAATCTGCGTTGCGCTCAAAACCAGCATCAATATCAGTACGATTTCCACCTAATACTAGAAATAATTCTTTAGGTACTTTGTTTAAGGTGAGGTTAGATAAATTAATTTGTGGCATGATTCTTCTTTGTTGATTAAGGGCAAACAGTAACACTTCTAGTTTCGTTTGGAAAAGTAAATCCTTCTAGTGGAGATAACAACACAAAGTCCTTTATATTTATCATACCAAATGTCATCCCAGAATAATATTTAACGGAAATTTCTTCGTCCCATGAAGGAAATGTGTATGTTGGAGCAGAAGTAAATCCAGGATAGCAGACAGCAAGAGAATCAAAAGAACCTAAAGTATATCCTCGATAGTTTATTATTATTGGTGTTTCATAAGTTTTTGCTACAACAACATCTTCCACATTGTTAAAAATATCTTGTTTAATTTGAAAGAAATCACTAGTTCCTGCTGGATGAACCAGAGGACGAACCACAGTTTCGTAATTTGCGGGAGATAATCCAGACACATTAACCACATACGAATAATCTTGCCATATATCATTTGCATCATATAATACGGAAAAATTCAAATAACTAGCAGTTATTTCTGGATTAAATGTTTTAGGTTCATCGACCTGAACACCAGTTTCAGTTTGCATCCAGTCAAACGTACCACTATTCAATCGCATTACATATTTTTTAGGATAAGAAACCGATATTCGTTCTGGTTGCACACCAAACAGTTCATTTATAACTAATTTAAAACTCTCATCAGTTCCTTTACGAGAATACAGATTAATTTTTACGTTATCTATTAAATTCTTTATATTTTTTTCGTCTACTATACCACCACTATATCCTGGACTATTAATATATTCGGAAGGTAAAGAATTTAAATAGGTACTAGCCAGATATTTTACATAATCTCCTGGCATTTGCTCTAGATCAGTAAGATCTTCTAATCTAAAAAAACTTACCTCATTAATATCTTTGGTATAACAGCTCAACCATTGATAATATGCATCAGTTAATGTGATTAGACTAGTAGAATTACCGCTATCTTTTTGTAACCAATAGGGAAATAATTCGCTAATATTTATTGGATATTTACATGTTCTTGGAAGGGGTTGCGTTGGAGTAAAAAACTGAGCAACTGGTTGTGCCACAGAACCAAATTTTGTTTCCGAATCTACTTCCCCTATACTAGATACTTCAGTATTAGTTTGACTTGTTTTGTTGGGAATATTTTTACTAAAAAACAAAATCATAATATTATGTACTTACTGTTGTATTGGCTACTAATACGAATTCGTTTTTAATTATAATATTATCTGGATATCTTGGAGTTGCTATTATTGAAGTTTTTACAGTTTTTGGCAGAACATTTGCGTTGATAGTAACATAACCTGTAGTATAATTAACATATCCTAATGTTCCAACATCAACAGCTCCATTATAACCGTGAAGTTCACCCTCTAGACCAAAACCAGCAGAATCAAAAATAGTTGGTTTATCTTTAAGAATAATACTAGATCCGTTGTAGGAAAATGAATCAGAATATACTGCAGATCCTGCTGAAGATCTGCTAGTTACTGGTAGAAATTCATTTTTAAAATATACATTTTTTGATACACTTGAACCAAAAACACCTAATACTAATGAAATACTATTTAATGATATGCTAGTTACATTTGAATACAAACTAAATACTGTTTGTTTTATGTCTCCAATTTTAATACTGTCATTAAAAGTTTTAGTGGTATTATATAACTCATTAATGGTATTCTGAATTGGGGTTATTTGATTGGTTCTAGCTCCACTAACCAATACATTCATATTTGCAGTTATTATTTGAGATTGCATATATTCTGGAATAACAGTAACTATACTCTTAGAATTTAACAGAGTAATACATTTCTGTACGGATGGTGTAGTTTTTATTAGAGTTTCGTCAGCAAAAGACACAAAAACTCTTCCATATGCTGGAGGATCTGCTTCTTCTCCGCCCCAAATATTTACCTGATCTTGAGAAACAATATTAGCAGGAAGAGTGTCGGAATTTAATAATATTCCATAATAATCGTCTCGTGTTACTGCTCTATCATTAGAAGCAAACATTTTAGGAGCAAAGAATTTAATTAAATTTAAATCAGCACCATCAGTACCACCATTAGATGATATTACGGTATTTATTACTAAATTAGTATTAGTTACCGAATTAATATTGTTTGCTCCAACACCAGAAGGAACAAGATAAGATACTGTTACTACATCTGTTGCGCTTATAGTTTTACCAAAAGTAGATTGATAATCATTGATATTCTTTTTACCAAATATAACATAAAAACCACTAGATGTTCTGTCTAGAAAATAAACAGTTCCTCCAGATTCTGGATTACTTTGAAATGTGTTGTATTTTGTCCAAGCAACTCCATTAACATTTAGTGTTAGAGTATTAATATCAATATTAGTATTTCCTAAAAATACCTTTTGCTCTGCAATATCAACACTCACTTCTAGATTATTAACAACAGATTTTGCTTCATATACGGTTAAATCTGTTGCAGAAGCTACAGAAACTTGTTCAATTGAATAAAACAAATAAGAATTTCCAGAAGGACTAAATCCAGTAAATACCGTGGAATAAGGAACAACGACAACACTACCAGAAGCTGGAGACGCATTTAATTCAATTTTAGCTGATGTTTTACCTGGAACCAAATATCCTAAGGGTTTTACCAAAGAAACAATACTGCTTTCCAGACTAGCAGTACTTAAAAATGTTTCATTAGCAATCATATTACTGTAAAACGAGTAAAATAGTGTATTATAAGAAAAAATATCTAAAAGGGTATTTAATGCAGATCCATCAAAATCATAACCAACAAATTGAGGATTTAGTGTTGGGTTGTTTAAATAGGCTTTTAATGAGATTTTAATATCATCAAAAGTAAGAGAAGATATGTTTATTTTAGGATTTGCCATTTTATTTTTTACTTATATTATTACTGTTACGTTTTGAGCTAAATTATTAGAATTTTTTTGATTATATAATACTGATATAATCCAAGAACCTTCTTCCGAATACACAATATTTATACTCTGAACATTGACTCTTGGTTCATTATTTTTTATAGCAGACTCCAGGAATAATTGTTTATCTGCAATTTCCACATAAGAAAGAGAATTAAATACTAAATCATATGCATTTCCACCAAAATATTGAGAAAATAATTTTTCTTTTTGTGTTGTTAAAATTATATTTTTTATAGATTGTGAAATAGCATTACCATCATACTTAACATTTATATCGTTTGTTAAGTCGTTTTTAGTAAGAAGAAAGTCTATGTCCGTATATTTTGTAGCCATTATATGGTCTTTTCTGTACTTATATTATATGTTCGATTTGGATCATGATAGCTTCCGTCCCTCATTAGATATAAAACCATGGAGTGCTTTTGGCTAGTAATTATGTGTTCATTTTTGTAAACCATCCAACGTCCATAAAACCTAGTTTCTGATATAGTTTTCATTTCTGGAGTTGGCATGTTTATAGCTACAAGATTACCTGGCTTTATGCTAAAATCACCATTCACAACAATTTTTATTCGTTGATATGTTAATAAGGCAGTTTGAGCTTTTCTATAAAGAGGAGTTTCTTTAGGAGTATTCCAAAAAGTAGCATTTGTTTTAGAGTATTCCAGATAATGTTTAAAATTAGGACCAGCAGTCAAACCACCAGAAGACGAACCTTCACTAGATGAACTACTAGATGAAGTTGATGATTCTGAAGGAAGCGGATTTCCCTTATACAATAATCTTATTGGAGCATTTTTTGGGTTTGGAGAACCAGCATCTCCCTCACCATCACCACCTCCGTCAGCAGCAGTATCACCACCCTGATTGATACCCGTAAATCCAGAACTAGATCCAGAACTAGATCCAGAACCAGTTTTAATATTAGTACAATTATAAGAACATGATGGATTAGAATAATCAATCCCAAACCATTTAGTAGACAGGTTTTTTTTTATTAAATTACATTCATTAGTGTTATATTTTAAATTTTTTAAAGCTGTATCCGATGGTTCTGGATTAATTGGTTTTAAATCTTTTGGACAATTACAAAGAAGATCGCTTTCTGGGCAATCAACATTTGAAACATAACCATTAGGATTCATACAAGGTCCTAAATTACTAATCTCAAAATTTCCAGAAGAATCTTTATTTAAAACAACATCATATAATTTTTCAGTATCAGAACCAATTGGACCGTAATCATCTTTAGAAAACGTAGAAGTTTTAATTAATTTACTCATATTTTATATTCCTATTAATCTCCTGAACATTTTCCACAAATACCATCATGAGCATTTTGTGCATCAAACATATAAATTTTAGATTTTTGTTTATGAGAACCAGCAGTAAAACCTTTAATGTTTAACATAGAATCAGAAGATACTGCTTGTAATTGTACAATTTGACCACTATAATATCTTAAAGGATTACAATTACCTTTTTGTGATACTAGATAATCACCAATAGGCATCATTGAGAAATGTTTTGGATATGAAGTTGTGTCTGCTCTAATGTCATAAGTCATAGTATTAGTAGGAACAGATATACCAGGTCCCATAGTTAAAGTCTTGTTTCCTTTTTCTTTACTTGCAGGAATATAAGAATTTAAAAGTTCATTTAAATTATACGCATCACTACCTTTAGCATGATTTTTTGAACTAATAAAAACAAAATGATAAGGTATATTTTTAGATTCTATAATTTCATAAGATGTATCTTTTATTTTATCTACTTCTGATCGAGGCCATAATTCAATTTGTCTCCAATCATAACGATATACGCCTCCAGGTGGACCAGCAGTTACTTCTGCTGCACTAGTAAGAATAGCAAAAAAACTACCATTTAAATTTGAATTAGAAGCAGAGTCACAACAAATAGTATTACGATAAACATCCCATTGTGTTTTTATTGCTTTAGCATTAGCATAATCAGTTCTCGCTTTAGTTAATTGCCATTTAATATCTTTGTAAATTGTTCTGAGGAATGCTCCAGGTAATTCAGAAAAATCAAATTGTGCTTGCCAATATTCAGAATCAATTCTAGAAACTTCTCTTGATCCTGGATGTTTATTTAATAAATCTACTTTATTATGGATATCATAGCCACCATTTTCTACAGATAATGCCATCTTATCACCCAAATATCCATGCGGAGAACTAAAATTATAATAATTCCACCAAGGAAGATCCTTTACATTATAGGCATTACTGTAAAACCCATAATTTAAATCAGAAATTCTAACAGTTCCATAATCTTGTTTTACTCTATATTTTTCCATTACAAAATCAGTAAAAGGAGAACTATCTGCAATTCGTTTCCATTTAAGGTGATCATTTTTATAATTATAAGTTATTTGTTCATTTATAAGACTATTTTCACTATCCATAAATCCACGATACGGATTTCCCCAATTAGGTCTTACTCTAATATATTCACTGAACGCAGCACCAGAATCGTACAGTTTAACAGGAGAAGTATCGCTAATAACTTCCATTGCAACTATAGTATCTGAATAATTTTCACTTTGAGCTCTATATCCAGCTAAGTTATAAGCTCCTTTAAAATTGTTTGGATCAGTTAATAACGATTCAATGCATTTAAAATTCCAATTTGCAGTATCTTCCCAAAAGAAAAAATTAACAGCTTTAGGATTACCTTTAAAGCAAGCATATTCACAAACATAATTCATTAATTGAGAAATTCTTAAATTATTTCCAATTTTAAATTGTGGATAAAAGAAATTTTCAATTTTTAGCCAGATATCATTATGTGTACTATCCGCTTTTAATGGTTTTTTTAATTCAAATTTTTGCATTAAATTTTGAACAAATCCTTCCATCTTAGCTTCCTGTGCCTGGTATTCTCCTTCATCAAAACCTGCTGGTGCAGATTCTGTTGCTGAAGCTGAAAGCGGATCTTTTGATATTTTTCCAATATAGTTTGAATCAAATAAAGTATCAAAATTCTTATTAACAAACGAATCAGAAGAAAATCGTATTGTTACTTTATTTACAGTTCCAACAGGACCATGTACTTGTTTGCTGGCAAGATCTGAAGCAACATTTACGTCTAATATTCTATATTTATGATAATCGTTATATAATGTAAAATAAACACTATCTAAAGAACTCGTTAAGTTTAATTGGTCAAGAATATAAGAAGAATCAAAAAAAGTTATTGAACCAAATAAAGCTTCTGAAAACATATCTTCCTGAATGGTTAATTCGTCTAATAAAAAAGATTCTCCAGATGCGTTACCAGATCTTGGAAATATTTCAAAATTATTACCAAAACTATTAACAATACCTATATTTTTAATATAGATGTTTGGAAAATCAATTTCTTTATTTGATATCATATTAGTTCGCTTGTTTTTATATTTATCACGTCATCAGTAAGTAAAGAATTACTTATTTTTCCTGTTAATACGGTAATCTGGTCTTTATTTAAATGATTTATTTGTGTTTTATTGTATAGATCTATATTCAATAATTGTTTTTTTGGTGTTATAAATGTTTCATTAGTGTCTGGTGTTTGATGATTTGCCAAATAAACAGATTGCCAATTACTGTTTTGAGCTGGATCTAAAATTAAACCTGCCTGATCAACGTAAAGAGTAGAATTTAAATATTTTTCAATAGTTAATAATTGATGCTGAATAGTTTTTGTTTGCGTATATTTTCCATTAGCATCAAGTCTCCAAAAAGAAACAATAGTTCCAGAAGGATCATTCAATAATATTGGCGTTGCTTGTGTGAATTGATAAGATTTTACAAAAATTCTTTTATACACAGGATCTACCGAATCTACAACACCAGTATATTTGTAATTTGTTCCTGAGCCTTTAAGGACTATATGATTTTTTCCTGAAGTTACTTTAGAAAATATACCAGTTAGTCCTGTAGCATTTACAGTTTGTGTTGTTCCTAAACAACCAGTATTTTTACTATACGTTGTTATACTTCCCCATACTTCCAGGCTTCCGTTAGTTTTTAATCCAGCAGAATGTTTAGATCCTGCAGAAACTGAAACATAACCAGAAGAAGGAATTATGGTCTGATTATTGGCACTCAATCCCCAACCATAAGCAACTCCACTATCAGTTACAGCTAATGCATGACCAAATCCAGCAGCAATAGCAGTAACACCTGTAATGCCTGGAATAGATTTTTGACTATATGTGTTATCACCCCAAACAGTAATTCCTCTAGTAGTTCCTAAAACACCAACACAAAAATTATATCCACAATCAATTTTAGATAAAGTTACTCCTGTTGGACCGCTTAATCCAAAATTAACCACAGTACCATCAACTTTAATTCCAACACCACCACTAATACCACTAGTTGTCCAAGAGGTTTTAACTATTCCAGTTTGACCAGAATAATTACTATTAAAGGCAGTACAACCTCCAAAACAAACTAAAGAACCATCATTAATAATAGCTATAAGATTTTCTCCAGTAGCATCTATAAAAGTATATCCTCCATTGTTAGAGGAATATAACCGATCATTTCGAGTAAATTGAGAAGAATTAAAAGAAGGAACATTTCCCCATGCATATATGTAACCACCAGAATCTAAACAGGCAGTAAAATAATCTCCTGCAGATACCTGAACTACAATATTTTGTTTTTCAAAATTATCTGGTATTAAACTTTGTCCAAATTGAGGATCACCACAATTATCAGAAGATGTAACTCCACCAGCACCTAAACATTTAATAGAAAATGGTCCATTTCCTGTTTCGTAGATAATTAAATCACCAACACTAATACCAGTTAGATCTACACCCTGATATGGGTCAATTTTAGTAACATCTTGATATGCAGTAAATCCTGGAAGATAATTAGAGGTATTTGCAAACTGATAATACCAACCATCGTATTCATTTTCAATCTGTGTCGTATAACTATCTTGTGATTGTGCCCATTGTCTTAACGGATCTTTAATACCATTTAATAAAAATAAAGACCAAAAATAGTCGGTTCGGTTAAATAACCTTGCTGATAATTGATCTGGTCTTTCTCCAGGAATTGATATACTTGTTAATATAGTATTTTGTTGATCTACAGTAACATTAACAGATTTAAATATATTGGTTACAGTTTGTGTAATTCCATCAAAATTATACTGAATTTTGGGAAAGTATTCGAACATTTAAAATCAAGCCAACCTTTCTGAACGACTTATGATTTGCCACTGACCATTTTCACCATTTCCGTCTTGCAGAGCAGGTTCTAGTTCGATAAATGATAATTTAATATTAATTGCTATTGGTTGAAAATCTGATCCAGCAAATGGAGTATTTAAAATCGGAGCTCTATTAATATCTACAGTTCTTAAAACAGACGGCAAGGGTTGTCCGTCCCAAGTATTCTGTAGGAGACGATTCGGACTTCCAGTCATTACATTACACCTAAACCACCATAAAGGAGGATGTCTCATTGTTAAAAAATTATTTGTTGCTACAGGAAATACATTAGACTGAAACGCCAAAGATATCAAAGTAGCCACATCAGCTTCTTCTTTGTTTTTTGAAATTAAATTAATATTAAATGTGTGTGTTCTTCTAGCTCCTGGACTAAGAATTGATTCAAAATGATCAAATCGTAAAACACCACCACCACTAAAGAAACTACTGGCTAATTCTGCTGTGGCAGCAGCTTGGGCACCTATTAAAGCACCAATATTTGCCTTTTCTATTGCTCTAACATTCAAGCTTCCACCAGCCTGATAATTTTGAGAATTCAAAGTATTATGCTGTTGTGGATACGGAATTGATATTGATAAATAATTACGACCTAAAATACTGGATCTAGTTCGATTTCCAGCAAATGTGCTATAGTCGGCAGCAAAAAAATCCATCCAAACAGGAATATCATAATTAAATTTTGAAGGATCATTTAATGGTGGAAATCGGTATTGTGCCATTGGTATAGATATATAGTTGCAATTATGGCATACAAAACCAAATATAAACCAGAATTTGTGTCTAAATATGTAGGTAATGCCGATAACATTGTTTGTCGATCTAACTGGGAACGCAAATTTTGTAAATATTTAGATCAAAATGAAAATATTATTCGCTGGTGTAGCGAAGAATTGAAAATTCCGTACCTATCTACTATAGACAAACAATTACACCAATACTACCCAGATTTTTTGTTTGAGGCAGTTAAAGGCGGAATCATAGAAACTTACGTAGTAGAAATTAAACCAAAAAAACAAACAGTGAAACCAACACCAAAAAAGAACAAAAGAGCACACCTGAATGAATGTATTACCTACGAAACTAATACATGCAAATGGAAAGCTGCAGAAATATTTTGCAAAGAACGAGGTTGGGTCTTTAAGATTTTAACAGAAGATAACTTATTCCGAGCATAATATGGCAAATAATCCAAAAAGTCCACAAAAATCAGATATTACTACTTTAATTACTGCATTTTCAACTGCATCTGGATTTCAAAAATCTAATCGTTTTCGTATCAGTATAACACCTCCTGCAGCTATTCCTGGAGGATCAAAAATTGCTCCAACAGCATTTACGGTATTTGCTTCAAATATACAGACTCCTTCACAATCCATTATATTTTATGAAGACACTATGTCACCTTCTGGTCCACCAATCAGCATACCAATTCGAAGAAATTATGATGATCGCTATATTATTGAATTTATAATAGACAAAAAATGGAATATTAGAGATTTTTTTGATTCCTGGATGGATAGTATGTTTGTTAATACAACCTCTGGTAGTAGCAAAGTAAATTCAAGCAGAGTACAGTATTGGAACAAAACAGTTGGAAAATTAGTAATAGAAGCATTAGACCAAAATGATGGCGTTGCTAAAACTATTACACTATACGATGCCTATCCAAAACAAATTATTCCTACCCAATTCAGTAACGATACACCAAACCAATATCTAACTCTTATTGTTGATATGATGTATAGATATTATACAATTACTTAAGGTTTATACTATGGCTCTAAAAGATCTAATAACTTCATCATTTCCTCAATATTGTGAAACTCTGGTGTCTGGCAAATCTGTGTGTTTCAGACCTATGATTGTTTTGGAAGAAAAGTCTCTTTTACTGGTAAAAGACTCTGATGACAAAACTGGCGTTCTTAAAACTTTAATGAATATCATTAATTCTTGTTTTGAAGGGTTTGTTGCTAAAGAATCAAGTATTGCGGATTTCGAGCATGCCTTCTTGCTACTAAGAGCCAAATCATTAGGGGAAATTGAGTCGTTTAGTATTAAGTGCCCAGATACAGGTGAAGATGCTATATTAAAGATTAATATTCTAAATGATATAAAGATAAACAAACCTAAAAGTAACCCAAAAATAAAAATTAATAATAATCTGCTATTGATTATGTCTCCCCCAACAATCAAAACCCTGACAAAGTATCCAGACTATAATACAAATTCTGATAAAATTTACTCCTATGTTGCTTCTTGCCTAAAACAAATCCAAACGCAAAAAGAAGTAATCAATTGTGAGGATAAGCCAGAAAAAGAAATTGTAGAGTTTATACAAAATCTAACGCCACAGCAATTTAATATGATTATTGAATACTTTGATTCTTTGCCGTCTATTCAAGTATCCTCAAATTACAAGACTTCTGATGGTGTAACCAGAGAAATAAAGATAAAGGGTCTGTTTAATTTTATAAATTTTTTTTTTGACCACTTAACATTAGATTTGTATTATCGTCAAAACTTTCAAATGAAGTATCATCATCATTACAGCCTAAATGAAATAGAAACTATGATTCCTTGGGAACGAACTGTTTACTTGGAACAAATCAGAAATCACTTAAAAGAAGAAACTAACAGACTAAATAATACCACAGAAATGAGCTTCTAATGTTAGATCCACAAAGAGATGAAAACGGAAAACCCAAAACAAGTGATGGTCATTTTACACCCATAAATCTTCCAAATATGAAAAAATTTCATCAAAAGGAATTTGATTTAGAACAAACTAAACTTGAAAAGTCATTGAAAGAAAGAGAAGAAGCTTTAAATAAAAGAAAAAATGCTCGTCCTGATCGTCCTCATCATGATCAAGATATAACTCCTAAACGCCAAACTACTCCACCTAGACAGAGAGAAATATCTTTTGGAGAAGCATTAGCACAAGCTAAATCTGCAGCATATAATCATAGCAGTATTAGTGACATTGAATCTAAAACTGCAAAAGTTATGAGCATGATTGGTAATGCTAACAACCTAAAAGATGCAAGAGACGTAAACCAAGGTCAAGGTCAGATAAATGCTACTTCTGCTAATGTTACTAATAATAATCAAAGTGTAACTAATGTGAGCACAGATTTTCTTGGTGGATTACGCCGTGATTACCAACAAATGCCTAGTTGGAGAGCAAATATAGCATAATAAAAAACCCCCATTTCTGGGGGTTTCTTTTAACTCAGACAACTCTGAATTATTACTCATCACCAAGTGACTTAAGATACGTATCAACATCAACGTCTTCAGTTTCCTGCTTAGGAGCATTTCGACCAGGACGTGTCCCTTGACGAGCCTTTGTGTCTGACTCAAAAGTATCCTCTTCACCTGCTTCACTACGAAGATTGCCGCCAAGGGCATCCACAAGCTTCACCTTGAGTTCTGCGTATGACTTGAATTCCTTTGGATCAACAAAGGGCTTCAGTGGATACTGACTGTTCCACAAAGCTTCAATCTTGGCATCATCACCGTCAAACACAGCAGATGCTGCGCTGAACTCACTCTTGTCGTAATTAACATAACCCTCAACCTTACGAACCTTCAACTTGAAATTAGCACCCTTCCAAAAGTCAAACGGATTGACTGTTGATTCGTCTGCAAATTCAGGATTCATTTGTTCTTGAATCTTGTCAAAGATCTTCTTTCCGTACTTAAACAAGAAAACCTTGCCCTTGTTTTGTGGACTTGCTGGATCTTCCACGATTAAAATATTAGAAGTGTACGAAAGCTTACGCTTACGATCACGAGCAATATTCTTATCGCTTTCAGTACCCGAAGCCCAAAGTTCACTGTTGCCTTCACATACTGGACACTTTTGACCAAGCGTTGTTGGACAATTATGAATAAACCAGCCACCTTTACCACGGAATGCATGTTGATAAGTCTTAACCCATGGAATGTCCTCGCCTTGTACTGCTGGCAAGAACCGAATTACGGCATATCCGTTACTGGCTGCATCCAGTACTGGTCGCCACATACGATCATCCTTGTAATCGTTAGTTTTATTTTGCTTCTCCAACTCAGATTGGAGTTTGCTGAAATCCGACGAATTCTTCTTCAAATCTTTAAATGACATGTAGTATCTCCTTTTGTAAGAATAGTATACAGGCAAAAACAAGGTTGTCAAGTCAAAATAATAATTTTGTTGTTTTTTGTAGAAAATTCAAATTTTCGCCTTCTTGTTGGATTTTCTCCACAATAGGCTTAGATAAAAATTTAGCTACGCTTTCGACAGGCAGATCTTTGGACTCACATACACTGATGACGGCATCTATATATGTTGAATTCCATTGTTCTACGTACTTCTCAACCTGACGACAAAAATCATTTTGGGTTTCATTATCAAAAAATAGGACCATAGTACACATATATATAACAGCTTTCATGAATAATACAAATAATACTTGGAGAAATAAATGCCAGATACAGACCAAAACCTTACAGTAGACATAACAGGAACAACTGCCGCTATTGCCACCGATTACGTAAACAGTAGTCATTTTCAGGTAAATAAACTTGCTTGGGGGGATACTGGAGCAGCTAATAGAGTTACTACGTCTACTCCACTCCCAGTAAATATTCAGACGGTTACAGCAACTCTGGGAGTAACAGGCAGCGTTTACGGTCTGGGTAATTTTAAAGTTATTAACGGAACGACCTCTACAATAGTTGTTAGCGGAACCACAAGTTCCTCATACACTCCAGTTCAGATAAACGGAACAATTCAAGGGGTTACTAATAGTGTATTGGTTGGCGTTACTGGATCAGTTAATGTTATTAATGCTGTAACCATTCTTGGTGGCAGTACTTTCTCTTATGTGAACCCAATAGGCATTACTGGTGGTCGTAATTTAAACTATATTACCGATACTGTTAGTATTCGAGGAAGTACTGTTGCAATTTCCAGCATGCCATACGTAGCACAAAGCACAGACAGTATTCGTATTTACAGTACTGCAGGAGCAACACAAATACCAGTTACTCTGTTTAGTGGTACTGGTGCTGCAATCGGATCATCTGGCGGAGCATTAAACGTTAATCTGGTTGGAGCAGGTCTTACTGCTACTGTTAGCGTTGCTGCCGTGGTTGGAGTTTGTCAGTCAAGTCCGTTCTATATTGCAGGAGCTACGGCTGGTCCAGAAGTTCGTGTTGTTGGAACTTTCGGAGCATCTAAAGCAATGGCGGTAATCTTTCCGTCAGAATCTCCTCAATCGGTTTCTGTAAGTAATCAAGTTTCTGTGAATGATTCTGCAATTAATACTAATATATTAACTCTAGATTCCAAATTAAATACTCTAATTACTAATACCAATAACATGTACACCTCCATGATTAGTGGTGGTATTACTGGTAGTCCAGTTCAAACCAAGATTACTAGTATTGCACGTCCAAGCATGGTATACACAGGAACCAAGGTATTAGGTATGACTGCAGGTAACACAATAACTTTGAGTTCTCAGAGTTTAAATACAGGAATTACTATTAAAAATAAATCGTTTGCTGATATTAATATCCAAGGTAATGGTACAACAAATAATACTTATACTTTAGGAAGCAATGAAATATTGTTTATTGAAACTAACAACTTAAGTAATATTACTTTTAATGTTATGTCTGGATCTGGATCATTTACGTACATAGCAACCTAATTATATGTCTGTCCGAAATACAAAAAGTGGTTCGCCAGTTCAAAACACAACTCCTGGAGTCCAATATGCTTTGGCTCGTTCTGATATTTTTTACTTTCTTCAGTTCATTAACTACGAAAGTGAATTGTACAAGAATAATTCCACACTAACATCTAGACCAAATCTAGTTTTTTATACTGAAAATTCAGTAAATAAAGTTATTCTAGATTATACTTCTGCTTCCATTACCGATAAAAATTATCTTAAAAGCTTTTTTGCTAGTCTAAATCAAATTAGTGGTATTACTTTAAGTGGTGGTTCTTATCTAGAAGAAGCTAAAACATTAGAAGCAGACTTATCTTCTAGTTTAACATTTTCTGAATTTAAAAATAATTACGTATTTGCTACAGTAAATTCCACAACAAATAAGAGTATTTCGGCTGATATCTATTACGGTAAATATTTTATCGACACTCCTCAAATAACAAGTGGCGTTACTTTAGGTCAAAACGTATTAACTAAACGATACGCATTAGTGTCTCCAACAAGTATTGGTAGTAATGCTTTAGAAAATTTAGGAATAATTGCAGGGGACGTTATTGAAGTAGTTAATCCAAATTCACAAAATAATTCAATAAGATATACTGTTATTAGTTCTATAAAATTAAATGATAAAACCGTAATAGAATTAAATCAATCTGCAATTTCAGAAAATTTAACTGGCTCTCCTTCTATAGTTAATTTGTATATTGAATCAAATAATACTTCCCAAAATTTAGTTGCAAATATATCAGACACCGTAGTAAATACTTGTTTAGTAAATAATAAGCCATTATCTAATAATACTAAATATCAGTGCGATCTTAGAGGTGGTGTATTTATACCAACTATAGTTAATAATGCGTCGTTTGCTAATACTTTGCCAAATACAACTTTATAAAAATTTATTATGACATATATGCGATCATGTTGCTGTAAAGGAATTACTTGTACCTTTCCTGATGGAAGTATAGGAACAGGAAAAACAGGAACTTGTTGCTATATGGAACCTCTTGGCAATTGTTGTGTGCAGGGTTACGTATATTCAAATGATCCCCAAGATACGAATGAATATCTTGAAAAAATTGATTGTATTAAAGAACTAACTAAAGGTGAATGTGATTCTTATAATATTTTAGGTCAACAAAAAGCAACTTGGACTCTTTATGGTGCCCCCACTACCTGCGAAGACCCAGATAAAGCAGAATGTTCAGAAACTATGTGTGGTTCAACTTATCCTAATGAACAAGATCCTGGAAAAGATGTTCCAGGTTTTTGTAGACTATATAAAATTGAATCTCAATATATTAGACGGCATACTGGATGTCTTTATTGGCGTCCTTGCCCTCAACAATTTGATGTAGCTGGTCGTATTACTGTTCCTTGGTTTAAACAGGACCAAACGGACATTGCGCTTTATTATAGTTTTGATTCGGGAAGTTTGACTGATATAGATATTGTATTTGATTCGCCACCATGTTCCTCTGCCCCATGGAACCCAATGAATGGTCAGCCTGGTTTCGGTAATGGCTCTCCTGATACACAATTATACCAAAAACAATATCTGAAAAAAACTTATTTAGGTTTAGTGCCATCTGGTTCTAAACGCTATTCTGGAACTCGCAAACGTAAGGAGATTGTTTCTGATTGTACTGGTTCGACAATTCTCATTGACAACGAATACCCAGGTTATATGATGACCTGCCAATCAGTTATTCCAAGTAATCCCTCTGTTCCTACTCCTTCTAATACTACTTTGGAACCTTCTACAGGAAATTATAGTAAAACAAAAAGACATTTGTGCGATTGTATTAGTGATATAACAGAATGTGATTGTGCAAATAAAAATGCAGAAAGTTGGGATGCTGCTCGAGATCCTATTACTGGATATTCTGGCAAAACTGGAGGAGATTGGATTTGGACGGAATCAGGTGATTGTAATTTAACCACACCACCAGGAGCTACAGGAATCATTGGATGTCGTGGTGCTTGTTGTGTTTCAGTAGCAGGAATACCAACACCAGAGAAACCGTGTCCTGACTGGGTTGGAATAGAATGTATTGATAATACTACTCAGTGTGAATGTGATAATTTTACAGAATATGGTTCTGATGGACAAGCAACTAAATTTGGAGATTTTAAAGGTCTTGGTACAACTTGCTCTGGTGATATTTGTCTTCCTGATTGTAAGCAAAGAAACTGCAACATATATGAAGTATATCAGTTAATCACTGAGCAATCTAGTCTTCCTGATTGCACTTGCTCCAAATTCAATCCAAATTGTAGTAGTACAGATTGTACTTCAGTCTTAGGCAGTAGTGCCACTGGCACACCTAATTGTGTTGATCGAATAGAGTGTACCGATTGTCCTACAAGAGATCCATTTAATTGTAGAACTGTTAGTGGTTTTGCAGGAGGTAGTAGCTACAACAGAGTGTCTGAAAGTTATGCGTATTACTGGAGTTGTGATCCTCCGCACCCACCATTTTCAGAGACTATAACAAAAATTGACGACAGACTTGGTCCAAGTTGCACATCAACATACGTTAAAACTACAACTGTAACTGAAACATTAATACAAAAAGTTCCTCCTGGTCCGTTTACAACTAGTTTTATAGATAACACACATATTACTATTGACGCTGATTCATATGGATGCAAATATCACAACGAATCGGATAACTGTGGTACTTGTACACCCTTAACAGGATACTGCAACTGTTGCTAGCCAAGAACCTGGTTTATTAAAAAATTATTCCAGAGTCAAGAGATACTTGGTGCGATTAACTGTACCCAGCATTTCGTCTCGAATATTTGCAAGATCCGTATTGCCGTTCAGGGCAGAACCTAATTCGCCAGTGGTAAAGAATTCGGTGGCTTGCGCTAACAGCTTGTCTGGACCATCCGAAGCATAGTCTAGGAGAGTCATACGAATACCACCTGCCACAGAAACTTTGCCGTGAATGCCCATCCAAGTCTCTACAAACGTATCGATTAATTCGTCTAGCGTATCGTAAGCCTTGCCCAGAGCCTTATGTTCCGAAAAACTGGTGGTCTGCCAGTGGTACATACGAAGTTGATTTTGAAGTCCAAGAAGTTTGTCGATCATTCGTTTTTTCCCCTAATATTAACTGATATACTCTAATAATGAATAGATCGACCCTTAATCAATCGGATACACTAGTATCTATAGAAAATACAAGTTTACTAAATACAGTATGATAACCAAGCTCAAAACCCTAATTAAACGAGTTCTTACCCCAGTTAAATCTAAGATCAAGAAGATTCTAACAAAAATAAAGAAAATTACTAATCCTAAAACCCCAGTCAAACGAGTTAAACAAGTAAAGTAAAGAAAACAAATTAAAGTTTTTACAAAGCAAAGCTCCCACCTGTGACGGTGGGAGCTTTGTTATTATAGATAATAGTATGAACAATTTCACCAACTTCCTCAATCATTTAAACTCATTTGGTAACAAGCAATCTATTCAAGAATACACCGTGTGCATGCATCCGCCCTGTTTCAGTAAAATGAGAAATAAACAAAATTGGATGAACTATTCAGACACTGATAGTTCAATGACAAGAATAGGGAAAGATATTATTGGAAACGAAACTCCAATAAAAGTTGGTGCTATTGCTGGCGCAGCTTTAGGAGGATTAGCAGGACCTGAAGGTATTCTGCCAGGTGCAGGTGTTGGTGCTCTTGGTGGAGTAGCATATAATGCCATACCACATATGATCAATAAATTTGAAGGTGATAATCCTGAATATGATACTGATTTTAATCGTGTTCAAAAACGAACAGAACAAGAAGAACAAAAACGTCGAGAAGCTGTATCAAAAGCCAATCCAGATCTGGCAGCAAGAATGCAGGAAGATCCTAGAAATCGCCCAGGAATTGGTAAGGGTATTGCACGAGCAATGAATGATATGAGTCGTATGCATACAAAGGTAAATGCTGCTAATATTAATGAAAATACACGCAGATCAATTTTTCTGAATCATCTCAATTCATTCTCTAATAATATTCAAGAAGCACGAAAATTAACTAGGTACGAACAAGGCGCAATTGAAAGAGCAAAAGCAAAAAAAGAAAAAGCTATGGCAGAATTGGATCAAACATTAGACGCATTACCAAGCAGGATGCCAGCTAATCTTAGAATTTCTCCAGCAAGATCTGAAGGTTCTCCTAGATTTGAAATTTCTACTCCTAGAGAAACAGGAATTTCTAAAAAAGCAATAGATATTTTAGCTGATGTAGCTAGCCCTGATCAAAAAGTAGCAATGTCTGCATTGGCGGATCCAAATATAGATAATGTAGGAGTTGCAATGGCTGCACGGCATCCTGATCCACAAGTTGCACTAGCAGCATTAGAACACCCATTAACATCAAGAGCAACATTATTTTTTGCGGCGCAACACCCAAATCCACAAGTTGCTATGGCAGCATTAAATCATCCACTAATGGATAAACACATAGCTAATACGGCACAGACACATCCAGATCCTAAGGTTGCTGCAGCAGCATTTGCCTTTAATGGTCCAAGAGAACAAAGCCAAGAAGTTATACGTCAACCATCAACATTCGCCGCCGCAGAAGCATCAAGACAACGTTTTCCGAGAATAGATACGGGTGCTCGTGATATAAACGGAGATCCAATTAAACCTGCTCCAACTCCTGGAGAAACAGCCTTCAAGCAGTGGATACGAAGCTTTTAAAGCATTGGTTCGTTGTCTGAGTCTTCCGACGGCTTTCGACGTGGCTTTCGTATAGGCTTCTTGATATAGAAGTTCTTGTCAAAGTACTTGTTGTCTTCGAAGCCAGGCCAATTTAATTTATCCAAGGCTTTGGTTTCAGCCTTGATGCCCAAGGTGGTCATCCAGAAGCCTATGGCATATTTCACCTGCTTAATGGAACCGCTATATTTGTTGGTTTTAGGGTTCCAATCCTTCTCGTCCATACTGAGAAGAATATCAAATCCCTTGTCAATCATCTTCTTGCCAATCCATCGTTTAAATTTAAGGTATACACGCATAATATAAAGTTGCTTTCTTCTTGTTAGTGTTAGGGGCTAGCATGCCCTGTGAGGCTCTAGGATTGATCCTGGAGCGTTCCTAGACGTTGATAGTGATTTGGGAGGGGTTCGTTTGTGTGAATTGTCTCTAGAATCAAAAAGAGGCATTGCTGCCTCTTTTTGAACTACGATGGTCGAAAGGTAGCGGTTCCTTTTTTAGCATGAATAGCGCAGTTCGCACTGGCACTATCCTTTGCCCGATCATAGTTATTTAGGCTTTTTTATCTTTTACAATTAAGATAATTTTTTATTTGTTCTGTTAGTTACTGCACTTAATCCACTATTTTGTGCCCGCTGCATAGATTTTTCAACCATCTCAGGAGTAATCAATCTAGGGGTTCTTCCTTCTGCTCTTGCTCTAATAGCTTCTCGTCCAGATAATGAGGAATCGTGTGATTTATATTGTGTTAAATAATCCTCTCTTTCTGGAGTCATTCCTCTTCCTACTGTTGGAAATTTTTGTGTTGGTACTAAATCAGCCTTTAATTTTGCAATATTTTTAGGAAATAGAAATTTTTGTCTTAAAGCCTCTATACCAAGACCAATAATACCAGTACCCAATAAACCAGCAGCCATTAATCCAGCAGTATGAATTTCATTTTCATCGAGTTGAGCGGCTTGTTCCCGACCTTCTCTTCTACGTTGTGTGTTGATTGTGGTAGCATCACCACCTTTACCATAAGTTTTTATTTTATGCTGATAAGGACCACGAGGAGGGTGAACAGGTTTCTCACGTTTTTCGTGTTTCTTAGAGTTCTTACCTTCCATAATGGTGGATAAAATTTTATCTTTGATCAGTTGTCTTAATTCTTCTTTAATATTTTCCATAGTATATTATGTATTATTTTAAAGTAATGCGACAACAAGTAAACCCTTCAGGACCTTCGTCATGGAACACAACATCGGCAACAACGCCAATAGTACCAGAGTCTGACATTAGTGGATCTCCAGCCATAATGAATGGTCCACCCTCAAAGTCAAACATGCCTTCTCCTTGGCGAACAAACTCGCTCTTGCCGTACAGCAGAATGTCTCCGTTAGGCAACAGGTCGTAGTAACGAGGTTGGTTGTAGCGTGAAGTGCAGAAGAAATTCTTTGAGTCCACAGGAGGAACAGGATCCTTTGCCTTACCAGCAAGAAGCTGGTCGATATGTTCTTCTGATAATCCTTGTGCTCGATAGGTTAATCGAAGCTTTGCTTGTTCTGCTAAGTATTCTAATTTTTTATTAATTTGCATTATTCCGTCTCCTTTTCTTGGTGTGCTTTTAAATATTTTACAGCCTTTTCAATTCCTTCTAAAGTGTCTCCAAATTTTCCAAGACCAGTGTTGCAGGGATCGCATATCCATCCTCTAATCTTTTGTGTCTTGTGGTCGTGATCCAAACAAAACTTAGCAGTTGGTTTTCCGCAACACTCACACACATCTGGCTTAGGTGGTGCCTGCTTATGCAGCACTGCTCTTAACTGACTTTGCGTTTTTATACAGGATCTACATCTTGTATCTAATCTATCTTTATGGTGACTGTGTCTTGCAAATTCACGACAAGACTTTTCTTCTTTGCAATAAACGCAGGTCTTTTTTGGTGCATCAACCATGTCATCAAAATTGTCGAATAGGTTAGACATGGTGTGTTGGTGAATGCGATTCGAGGGCTGCTCTTTCAGTGAATTCTTACTGATAGGATGCATCTCTGCTTTTCCCACATAATAAGAACAACCCCCGAATCGCATTCAAGATCTTTATTTAGTCCTTTAGTTTCTTTAGGGCTTTCTTGTATTTCTTCATAACCTTTTTGCCAGTTTTTAAAACCATCTCGTCGTAGCGTTTGTCTGCCTTGGCATAGGTCTTTTCTTCAAAGCCTATGTACATTTCTGGGTACAGTTCATCCATAGGAATAAGATTCACACCGTTATACTCCCAAGGAAAGTGTTTAAGCAAAGCGGATGCTCGTTGACGAATCCACTTCGGTGCTGCAGGTTTGCTACACATCAATTGAACTAGGAACTTGCGTGTTTCTTTCAGACTGTTTACTTCTTCGTATGGTAGAGTCATTTGATACTTCCGTAGTTTCTGCCACGCACAAAGAAATTGTGTTCCGAGTCGGTAAATCCGAAGCATTCTTTGGCGTAATTGTAAATAATTTCAGAGTCAAACTTGTTGCAGGAATACACATCCAGGGTAATGAAACGTTTAGGCTCCATGGAATGAATCTGAATACCGCTCTCAATGAGAGGAACCCAGCCACTTACTCCTGCCTTGTCAGGATAGATTTCACCACCATCCTTAGTAGGACCGTGCATCACAACAGGCTGTGACATGCGAGTCATTCCAATCTTGTCCACAACTCGTTCCAAGAACCTATAGTGGAGTTCTAAGTCATCGGCTGCTCCCTGTCTGCAGTCGTACATATCAAGATAATATGAGTATCCAAATGGAATTGTAATTTTATTTGATTCAGTGTTCATTGTGATATTTCCTTTAGTTCCTCATGAAAATGAGTGTACCATTCTGGTGCACCACCAGTTTTCCATTTAGCAAATCGTGATTTTTCAAAACAATAATAAGCTCTATATGCTTCCACAGGATCATCGCATCTGTATCCTTCTGGCATAGCCTGAGGAAAACTGGTCATAGGACCAAGAGGAATCCTGATAGGAAGAGTAAGATCTAGAGTATTGGCTAAATCCTGCATGGCATGAGTTTTATTATAACGTCTGGTATATTCATTACACAAAGCCAAATTATGAGCAGTGAGCCATTTATAGTTAGTTGAAGAATTTCTAGTCCATATAGAACATGGATGATTTGGCATTACATACTTACACAAACGACTTTCCATATATGGATCAGATAAGAAAAATGTTTTTCTTAGTCTTCCTGATGGTCCATAATATGTTGATTGGTGTCCATCCAATATACGATGTGCCGTAGAAAGTAGTTGGCAACTTTCAACAATCATTTTAACGACATGCTTATCGCACATCATGTTTGCTGCAATAACAGGATCTTTATCAAGTACAAAAATATTCATGATCTAATTATACCACCGATTTGGGGTTTGTCAAGTTTCGGATTTCATCAATGCTGATTGGTTTATAGCCGATGCGTTCAACGCACACAGAGAAGTAACGAGGATCTTTCTTTGGTTCTATACCGTGCATTCTTTCCATATCGGCAATAGATCCTTGTTCCGTGTCAGGATCCGCCTGCCCCAATGATACAGTTTGGTTGTGTAAATGTGCGTGAATATTTAACCAATTTGTGTGCTTCTTTTGTCTCCATAGGGAATTTGGATGCAAAGGAATATGTGATAATATTTCACCATCCAATTTATGAGAGGAACGAATATCCTTGAAGTATTTCATATACTCTGAAACACTCAGATTATCGTGGTTTCCTTGAATCAGAATCTTCTTGCCGTTGCACTTCTTTAGAATAGACAGCGACTCGCTGGTAACCGCAACGTCACCAAGCACATACACTTTGTCGTCAACACTAACAACGCTGTTCCAACGCTCTAACATGACAGCATCCGCTTCTTTAGCGTTTTCAAATGGACGCACCTTGTTGCCGTATATATCAATAAACTTATACATCTTGTCGTGTCCAAAATGTGTGCAACCGATTAAGAATGTTGTTTTATTATTCTTCATTGTGTTCCTCGGCGTTGAAATGATACGGAGGTGAATCAATAGCGTTTGGGGGTGAACCAAACTCATTTTTATAGATATAGGAAAGTCTTCTGTACTCTGCACGATTGCCACGCACATCTTCGGAAGCACATTGATACAGAAGCCAATGCCGATAAGCCTCACGCCTTGCTTCGTCTCTCTCCTTGCGAAGTTTTGCAATCTGTTCAGACATCTCTGTCATGTCGGTTCTTCGCTCATACAGTTCAATGTAAAGTTTGTTCCAAATATATTGGTCATCTGTTTTAAATGTGTCTTTACTTATCTTTATACACGCATCGCAATCGCAACTAGCGCAAGGCAAGTAAGCACACTTGCAGCAGTTGTCACATTTTTTACACAAGGCACAGATACCCGATGCATAACACCATTTATTTTTGCATTGACCATGAATCATTATCACAGTGTGGCATTTTTCAACATCTTTGTTACTCATTTGTTCTCTTTTCTTGCGACACTTCTCACGACAAAGTGTCGTGAGCAATGAAATGTTGTTTTACTCTTTATTCTCTTCCATCCATTTATCTAGAGTGTCTACTTCAGCGTCTGTGAGACCTAGAAATGCTTTGGTGTCTCCATAATTCCAAGCTTCCTTCTTGAACCCTTCCCACTTCGGAATGCCTGCACAGTTCCATTCATTGGTTTTAAATTTATCATGAACCAATGAACGAAGAACTTCATTCACTCCACGCAGCACGGCATTCTCTGTGCGAAGATTGTTTAATTCATTCATCTCATCAATTGCTTTTTCGCTCATGTGACTCATTTTTTTTCCTTTTTAATATATTTTCGTTCTGTAATCAATGTACGAAACATATCATAGGCGGTAACAATCAGTACCACAAACATTATTGGTAGCATTAACGAAACCCAAAACATTATACAATATTTAAAAATATTCATAACTGTATCATTATTATCCATCATACTAGTATCTCCTTAAATGATCCTACTGGAACTCGAATCCAGATAGCTGCCTTGAAAGGGCAGTGATTTAGCCAGTTAATCTATAGGACCTGAGTGTTTAACTCTTCTTTGTGGCACAGCACTTACGAGATCCCTTTGATGGACTTGGGAGGTATCCCTCATCATCAGAATCGTCTCTATCCATAATGGCAGCATCTACTTCAACAGCAAGATCAGTCAGACGGCTATCCATCTCATCAAACAGATTATGCTTTGATACTTCAAGAGACTCCATTTGCAGATGAATATTACGAACCTCTTCTACAATTTGGTGCTGAACTGATTCAAAATTTCTCTGAATAGTCTGATTGGTTTGTTGTAGAGAACTATTAAACGTTCTCTGCAAATCACTAATCATGGCATCAGTGTTGCGACCAAGCGTCTCAATTTTATTAAAGAAATTTTGTTGCATATAATTCATTGTCTCAAATACAACACCAGTCAACATAAGCATGGCACCAATAGCAAACAGGGCATAACTCAAACCAGTCGGATAACTTGCAGCCAACGTAAACACACCAAACACCACACTAGTAATACCAAACAAACTAAAAAAAACATTATTACGCATAGTAACCTTTCTTGGGCATAGCCCGTTGTTAAATCAAACAGTAATTTAAGATTCGAGACGTTTTGCTTTTACTTTTCTAGGCACTAACGGCATTTTATTATTTTTGCCGTATAGAGAACTACAAATAGCAAATATACCATTTACATGTTGAGGAGTCATTTGAACTCCTGAGTGTTGTAAATAGGAAACGATTTTAGACGTTAGTTCTTTACAGATTTTATTTTGTGCGTCGTTCATAATAAATATAAAATAAATTTTTATGTTATATGTTTTGCGTCATTCAATTTTTTTACATATTCGCAATAACCAGTCATCCAACTTGTACCTAATAGAGCAGATGTAACTTCTTCAATAATTATTGTTTGACTATTGGTTTGTTCGCCAAGAGACCAAGGCTTACTAGCCTCTGCTCCTCTTTTTGGACTTGTTCTCTTTACTCCAGAAAAATATTGATCTGCTGGTGTGCTTGTTCTGTCTGGAGATCCATTTGGTAGTTTTTGTGAATAATTAATACCAGGATGAAATTCTCCAAGATCAGCAGTTGTTCCTAAACTTGGCCACGCACTTTGGCTTGGTGATGTGCCAACAAGATGGGCTTTTGTTGTGTGATGAGGTTTCATTATAATAGAATCTTGTCCAAACATGGTTGCCAGTTTAGTAAGATGATTGTGTAACATTCCATTATCGTCTCCATGATTACCAATAACCATAAAAGAATGTTCTGATACTGGAGCTTCAGTTGGTGTTCCGATATTTTCTATAGTTCTTCCTGAAATTTTAGCAAAACTTAGTCCACGTTTTTGAAGTTCGTTAGAAAGTTGTTTTGTTAATTTTGCATTTTGTGCACCAGTTCTAACAGTACCGTCAGGATTAGGGCTACCAACGGCTCGACTTGCACTAATAATACCAACATTCCTATTACTTCCCATGTGGGACATAATACGAGTCATTGAACTTTCTACTAATGGAGTTGAGTATTGTATAATCATAATAGTATATATCTTTCTAGTTAAATGAAACAAATAGGATGCCAGGGAGTCGAACCCTGCGATAGATCGTTATAAGCAATCCTGCGCCACCAGGCACGTACATCCCATAAGAGAATTATACATCCTGTTTTTCAGTTGTCAAGTTAATTTTAAGTTTTTTATTTGCCACATGACCATTTTCATTCTTAATTAGGTAATTAGATTTTTGACGATCTTGGTCGTTGCCTAATCGGTAGTTGATCACATCAACCGCAAATATATTTCTGCTAGGATGCGCCTTGTGTTCTAGTAACGCAATAATAGCCTGAGCAGTTTGTGCGGCTTCTTCTTCGGTACCCGACAGAGGAATATCAATGTGTAGACGGAACATTAGGTTCTCCATTATTCGTTTGTTCAATGAACTCTTTTACTTGTGATTGCAAATCTTTTAATCTTTTATTCAACACAATATAGTTTGCACTAATATTATGAATCTCTTGCATTACTGCTAGTAAAACTTGTCTATCTCTTGGATCGGTCACGAGCAATTCCTTTTGGTATTAGATTTCTTTTTACTCTTCTTTTTTTTAAAGATCATGTCCCAGTTTTTAGCAAACTTCACTTTATCGACAGGACGATAACCATCACCTTTACCTGCATCATGTTTACTACTCATAGATTAATCCGACGAAGTAGTTCCCCATTCGTCTAGTTCTAATGACTTAGGAAAGTTTATATTATATTCCGCAATACTTTCCTGAACATCAATATGATCGAGAACTTCATTAAGTATGTTACGAATAGACACTAATTCACTATAGGTGTATCCGTCAATTGCTTCCTCTGTGTTCATGTTATCAAATGAGGCTAGCATTGCTCCAGAACAATGAGGATCTCGATATACTCGAATTACTGGCTTTCGCTCATGAGTAACCGCAGACACTCCATCAACCGTAAAATTTTTATCTACCATGTTATTAATCCTGTAAAAATTGTTTATTTTCGTTAATGTCTTTACGAGCAGACTCGATTATACCACGATCAGCATCAAACCAGCCAGCACGATATTCGTCCCAATACACACCGACATTACCACTATCGGGCATATCTCTTCCGCTTAATCTTGCTTGGTGACCTTGTTTGTATGCGTGACCTGGAATGTAATTTTCTGGCATCTTGTTTTTCATTTTGTTTACTCCTTATATAACCATTCTCATACCCAATTAGGTATAATTGTATACCTTGTAATAAGATAAGAAATGTTGCTAAAATTATAAATGTTATTTCCATGATATTTTTAACACACCCGATTGGATTCGAACCAATGACCTGCACTTTAGAAAAATGCTGCTACTATCCAACTGAGCTACGAGTGTTAACCCTTTTAAATTATTGAGCACCAACAAGATTCAAGCCTTGCGGAGTAATAACGTTCTTTTGTGGAGGTGAAACAAGACCAGTCTTGAATCCCATATATTGAGTTTCGATACTAGCCTCTGGCTTCAACGCCAACAACACAAAATCATGCGGAAGTTGAATACCATCCTTTGAATCAACATAAGGCATCCAACCAACAAACGCCAGACGACCATCTGGTGTTGGAACAAGAGCCATGGCATCCTGAATCAAATAGCCGCCATCATTCTTGGTTGCACGACACAAAACATCTTCACCAGTCTTAACTCGCAAAATCATAGTTTCCATATTAATCTTTCTTTTCTTCTTTGCATCCGCAAAGATTAAACATTTTCTTCCACAAGGAACATCCTTGTGGTTTTTCAGTTGACCAACAGTTACCAGGATTATTCTCACAGACTAATCCACAATTAGTCATTGCAAGTTTAACCCCATCCAAAATTTGTGATTCAGTAAACACTAGGTCCACATCACGACCACTAATGTTTGCTTTAGCGTAAAATAGTTGTTCTTCCATATTGAACCTCCATCTTATATATTCTGAAAAAGAGATGCATTGTTTTACCAATGCATCCCCATAATAAAAAGTAACCACTCAAAAGTATCTTTAGCGAATCGTGAAACGAGTTCCGTTCTTACGGAAACCCATCTTTCGCTTGCCCTTGTACATATCCTTCATGGTGTAACGTGTCTTGCCAGTTGAACTGGTTTCACGAATAACTTGCCAGTTGCCAAAAGCTTCGACAACTTCACGAATATCGCTGATTGTTGCACGAAGATTAGCCACACCAAAACGAGAACGAGCCTCAGGCGCAGTGAGTGTCTTACCTGTAGCAAGATAGGAAATAACCTTTTGCATCTTGGTTGCAGGACGACGAGAAGAAGTAATCATATAGTAGCCTTTCTGTTAAAATTCGGACCATGTTTAATATGAATTGTGTCCGTTTCAATTCATTACGATAAGTAATTATACCACCTAAAATCAAGAAGTCAAGTAATCTTTAAAATATTTTTTAATAAGACGAGTGGGAGTTGAACCCACACTACAGACATTTTAAGTGTCTTGACTCTGCCGTTGGTCTACCGTCTCGTAATACTAATATATCACAGATTCAGACCAAGTCAAATGCTATTTGCCACCAGCAGCATAATATTGCGCCAAGGTGGAACGAAGGCGAGTCATCGTTTTTGCTAGTTTACGCCAATCGGATTCGTCCAATAAATATAGTTCGTATTCGTCAATTGCATTTTCAGAGGATTTTGCAAGATGCTCGCAAGCTTTCAACAAAACTTCTTTGGACTTAGGATCAAACATAGGAACATCCTCCATTTATTGTACATCCGTTTCTTCGTTTCTAACAAGACGAGTTACACTACCCAGATAAAAACTTCTCCAATTACTAGCATCTAAATCCCAAACAGGAATAAGACCAGGTTTTTTTGATTGGCTTGGTAATTGTCCTTGATACTTACCAGCAAATTTAGATTGATCCAACGTACAGGTCATGCGTCTGGTAACTCCTCTAGGATAGGTCTTTCTGCCAAACCATACTGTACAGACTCCTTTACGTAATTCCGAAGTTATTTCGGAAGGCGAAGGATTATTAATCTCTATTTTTCTTAGTTTATTCTCTTTTACCGCTTTTTTTTCTTTTTCTTTAGTTTCACGATCTTCTATGATACGAGTTTTAAGCCACTGAATTCTGTCTTCTAGTTGCGTATCTTGCTCGTCCTCTTGTTCATCAGAAGAAAGCATTCCTCTGGATACTTCTTTTTGAGCTTCGTTAGAAGCTTTTATCTTGGATTCTCCGTCCAACTTTAATTTTTTTAATTGATCCTCTAACGACACAGGCGTAAACGGATTAGTAATTTGAATGATAGAACCATCAGGAGTTTTATCTCCTGATGGTAGATTTTTGGAACCTTTAGGCTTTGCCATTACTTACTCGTAGAAATCTGGATATTGTTTACCGTACAGACGAACAATTTTACCAGCCATAGAGTTGGCATGATTTTCACAATCCGAACCAGTTTCACCGTCCAAGTATTCGCCCTTTTCTTGCTGGTCAGCGTGAACCAGTTCATGGGCAATACTGCGACAAACATCAAAGCCAGCCCTACCCTTTGCGTATACTTTTATACTTTTAGTCTCTGGGCAATAGCTGGCAGTAGTCATAGTGCCGTCTCGCTCATGCACCAAGTCAATTTTTGGCTTGTTCTGCAAACCAAGGTGATTGCTGGCAAAATCAATAAAGCTCTGAATATGCGATTCTATTAGAGCATTCTCGGTCAGGTATTGGGTGAATCGTTTCATACACTAGTATTTATATTAAATATATACTTTATATGAAATCATTTACCGAATATTTAACAGAAAATGAGGGTGTTGATGATGTTACTTCGTATAATGTGTTTCCTCATCCCAGCGGTAATCTTCATCAGTATACCTTTCCAACAAATCTGGTGACTCCTGGTGCCACCACACCAAAAATTGGTATTTTAACTATTCTACACCACGAACCAACACAAAGCATGACAGCTGGTTGGGGATTTGCGGAAAAGCCACGAACACCTATTACCTCTTTTGTTCCACCAACACAAACAGGTCCCAAGCAAAAATTAAAAGATATGTTTAATAATGCTAGAGCTGGCTGGCATGTATTCGAATTAATAAAGCAACATTGGCAAAAACATCAAAATGAATTTCCTAATGGATTTGTTCATGCTGGTTCTGGAACAGAAAACGGTTCTGGAGAAAATCCAAAAATGGATGCTGTCTACACTGGGTTGGCAAAACGAGCAGGAATTCCAATTAAAAAGGTTTCTGTTCCTGAATTAAGATCTACATATAATTTATAATGAAACATTTTATTCAATATCTCACAGAAGATTCTGACCAAATCATACGTGACAATTCCACCAAAATTCAAAAACGAATGTTGGATAATGGATTTTCAGTGCCTGCACCAGACGTTCATAGTCATTTTAAAAATCTGCTTCGTGACATGCCAGAACACCACAAAAATTGGATTGCCAAAAGATACGCAGACGGCGGTATTAAGCATGTAGAGGATATCTCCAAAGTTTCTGCTCTATTAAAGCGTCACGATGAATTGCTTGCTCAAAACCTAATTACTCCAGGAGCACTAAAAAGTTTAAAAAATGATGCTGATTTATTTTCTATGATAAAAAAGAGAGATCCCAAGCAACAAGTACAGATGGATGCATCACTGGTAAAACCAGAAGAATATACAGTGACAGGAGCAAACGAACACTGGACCGAAATAACTCCTCACACAGAAAATGCCGCTTGTCAGTTTGGTAAAGGAACTAATTGGTGCACTGCTTCTGAAAGTAATAGTCAATTTAATCACTACAACAAAGATGGTCCTATGCATATTCTTATTCCTAAGAATCCTGTTCATAACGGCGAAAGATACCAGATACATCCTCACTCTGGTCAAGTTATGAACGAAAGAGATCATCGTGTAGATTTAAGCGATATTGAAAAAAATGGTGGAAGATCACATTTTCGTATGGATTTGGACGATGCTTTACTTTTACCAGAACCAAAAAATGACAGACCATTTCCAACAGGAAATTATAAAAATTATAAATTAACAGTACATACACATAAATTGGCAAAAAATCGTGATACTGAAACTGCTCTGTCTGCTCTGAATGATCCAAACGCAGACGCAATAACTACTCAAAATGCATCAGAACACCATGATCCACGAGTTGCTTTGGCTGCAGTGAAACATCCAAAGGCAGATGCACTAACTACTCGTTTTGCGGCATACCATAGTGATTCAGAAGTTGGTATGGCAGCAATACAACACCCAAAAGCAGACTTAGAAACAACTTTTGCTGCAGCAAGACATCCTGATACAGCAGTTGCAACGGCGGCAATGGAACATCCATTGGCAAACGGAACTACAATTAATAAGGCAGCAGGCAATTCTAAAAATTCAAAAGTTGCTATTGCTGCACTAGAACACCCTTTAGCAAGTATCGAAACGCTTGAAGCTGGTGTAGAAAATGAATCTTCTCCAGTTGCTTTACACGCACTACACCTAGCAACAAATGTGCCTACATTTCGAGATTTTTTCTCTAAAACAAACATACTTCAATCTGCAGTACAACATCACGATCCAGCAGTCGTTCTTGCAGCACTAAAACATCCAGATATAAACACATTGCACCTCGGTACAGCAGCAGAGCATCGAAGCGAAGAAGTTGTATTAGCAGCATTAAAACATCCAAAATCAAATCAAATAACAGTTGAAAATGCATCTGATCCTAGCTCTGCTAGTGAACATGTGCTTCGAGCAATAATAAAACATCCACACGTAAGTGATCTTAGTCTTGCAAACGTAATAATGGGTTATCATAGTAATTCGGAAATTCAACTAGAAGCATTAGATCATCCAAAAGTTGATGATAGTGCACTTAGTGCTGGAGCAAAGCAGACGGATTATAGAGTTGCTCTAAAAGCTGTGCAACACCCAAAGGCAGGAACTCATGCACTAGAACAAGGAGTACGTCACCACAATGCTACAGTTGGACTAGCAGCACTACGACACCGAAATGTAGATTCGCAGACAATAAGAGCAGCATTAGCAAGCAAATATAACGATCCAGCAGTTGCTTTGGAGGCACTAAAGCATCCATTAGTAAACGAATATCATCTTAAGATAGCAGCAGGACACGAAAACCCTGAAGTTGTTATGGCAGCATTACAACACCCAAAGGCAAATGGACAAACTGTTGAACACGCAATAGCATACGGAAGACATAATTCTGAAATTGCTATGGCAGCATTACAACACCCAAAGGCAAATGCAGCAACAACTCATGGTGCAGCAAATCATTTTGATCCAGCAGTTGCTTTGGCTGCACTAAAACATCCATTAGCAGACGAACAGACAGCTAGAACAGCTTTATTTAATCATGCAGGTGAAGACCCAAATAATGCTTTAGCACAACAGATAAGGACGGCAGCAGGACAAAAGATACACCTTACTCCAGATGTTGTATCACAACGAACAATAACAGAATCTTATTTTAAATCAAAAATTAAATCTCTTGTTAGATATAATTTAATACAGCCTTCTGCTGACTATATCACAGAAGATTATCAGCAAACATTGCGTGACAATCAGACTAAAATTGCAAAACGAATGAAAGATCATGGATTTCTTCCAGGAGTTACAGAAAATCCAGATCTTATTCACTCAGTTTTTAATGGATCAGGAGATTTTAATAATTTATCAGATCAGCATAAATCCTGGATTGCTAAAAGATACGCAGATGGCGGTATTGAACAAGTAAAAGATCAACCAGTCCATAGGGCTTTTACAGAAGTTATTAAAGATTTAAAACAACACGACGAACTTGTTGCCGCTAAAAAAATTCCATCAACAGGATTAAAATCTTTATCTACTGGAGATGCTCTAAAGAAAATGTTGGCAAAATTTGGTCGTCCATCTGGTGTAGAACCAGAAGAATATAAAGTAGAATCAGAAAACGAACACTGGTCTGTGGTTATACCTCATACCAGCAATGCATCTTGTGGTTTTGCTGATCAATCTAGATGGTGTACAAATTCAAGAGAAAATACATCCCAGTTTGAAGACCACACAAGAAAAGGTCCTTTACGTATCATTATACCAAAAAATCCACAATATAAAGGAGAAAAATATCAATGGCATCAAGCTACTGATACTGGTACTGGACAATTACACCATTCATTTATGAACAGAGCAAACCTACCTGCTAGTTTTATTACTATGACCTCAGATGGTACTAGACCACTTCCTCCTGGACCAGTAGCTGATAGGATGGAACAAGTTAAACAATCATCTAGAAAAATTAAAGCACAATTAGATGATCCAAATGCTTCACGCAACATACTTGAAACCGCAGTAAGACATTCAGATCCTGATGTTGCAATCGCAGCATTAAATCACACAAATTCAGATCCTGAGTTAATTGAACAAGCAATGTCACATCCAGATTTAAAAGTTGCAAAAGCAGCAATTACCTCTAGAGTTCCTGTAACAAAACATGCATTAGGTAGTGGAGTACGTAACCCAAATCCAGAGATTGCATTATACACATTACAGCATAGTAGTATAAACAATGATCATGTTCTAGCCGCATTAGAACATTCAGATCCAAAAGTTGTATTGACTGGTTTATCTCATCCTGCATTACAGGACGTTGGATCTTCGCTTAGAAAATTAGCATCATCGAAACATAAACAACTTGTAATGGCAGCACTAAAACATCCAAAAGCAGATCTTGATGTAATAAAATTTGCAATAAATAATCAAAATCCTGAAATTAGTAAAGCTGTATTATCTCAGCATCCAAATTTAAGTTCTCAGACAATTAATGAAATATTAGACAGCCCTTATGTTAATCATCATACTGCAAAAGCATTATTGTCACATCCAAACGCAAACACACAAAGTGTTAATCACGTTCTTAATTATTCAGATGATCCAGAACTTGGTTTGATGGCTATAAATTCTCCGCATGCAGATGTAAAAACAACGTGGTCTGCAGCACGGAACGGAAGTAAAGAAGTTGCTTTTGCTGGTCTAAAACACCCGTTAGCAGACCAAACAACAACTCAATTTGCAGCACAAAATCATACTCATCGTGATGTTGCAATAGCAGCATTAGAACACCCATTGGCAAATGCAGAAACAGTCCTTCAGGCAGCAAAAAATAATAGTCATCCTGATGTTCCAATAGCAGCATTAGGACATCGATTGGCAGATACACTCACAACTGTTCAAGCAGCAGAAACTCATACCAATAGTCGTGTTCGTTTAGCAGCAATACAACACCCAAAAGCAAGTCAAGAAACATTATATGCAGCAAAACATACTACAAATCCTGATGTTGCTGCAGCAATATTAAAACATCCATTATTGAATGATAAAGATATTATTAATACTATAATGAGTCAGTATAAAGATACAAACTCTGCAACTGAACCCATACAAATGATGGCAGTAAATCACCCAAATGCAGACACAACCACAACTCATTTCGGAGCACAAAGCGGGCATCCACATGTTGTTATGGCAGCTTTGCAATCTCATAATGCAGATATTAGAACAATTAATTTAGCAGCAAGTAATCCTCAACTCAAAGATCCAGGAGTTGCCATGGCAACTCTAACACATAAATATGCAAATGCAGAGACAACTCATCATATAGTACAAAATAAAAATGCAGAAATTGCTATGGCTGGTCTGAATTCTCCACACGCAGACGCAAGAACAACTCACCTTGCTCTAAGTCATCGTGATTCAACAGTTAAACTAGCGGCTATAAATTCTCCGCATGCAAACGCAGACACAATTCGTGGTGCAATGAGGGGTGAGGAAGCAGAAATAGCTATGGCAGCTCTGGCTTCTCCGCATGCAGACACAAAAGCAACTCATATAGGAGCACTGAGTAATCATGCACAAATTGTTATGGCGGCACTGCGTTCTCCGCATGCAGACGCAAGAACAACTCATAATGCAGCAGGACATAAGATTCCAGAAGTTAGTCTGGCGGCTCTGGCTTCTCCGCATGCAGACGCACAAACAACTCATTATGCAGTACAGCATGATAGCGAATATGTTGCTAAAGCAGCTCTGGCTTCTCCACACGCAGACGCACAAACAACTCATCGTGGAGTACAGAGTAAAAATATGGAAGTCGTTATGGCGGCTCTGCGTTCTCCGCATGCAGACGCAAAAACAACTCATAGTGCAGTAAATCAGAGAAATAAAGCAATTGCTCTAGAGGGTCTGGCTTCTCCGCATGCAGACATAGAGACAATTTATGGGGCAGCAAGTCACAGTAATCCAGAAGTCGTTATGGCGGCTTTGGCACACCCCCTGGCAGACGAATATGCAGTTAATCGTGCATCAGAGCAACGAGATCCAGCAATAGTTATGGCAGCACTAAAACATCGAAAAGCAAATAATGTTACAACCCATAATGCAGTGTCTAACTCTAATCCAGAAGTCGCTCTAGCTGGTCTGCGTTCTCCGCATGCAGATAACCACACAACTGAGAATGCAGCACAACACTACCATTCGCATGTTGTTCTGGAGGCTTTGGCTTCTCCGCATGCGACTGCAGAAACAACTCATGTTGCAGCAGGACACAGCAATCCAGAAGTCGCTATGGCGGCTGTAGCTTCTCCGCATGCAAACCAACACACAGCTTATCTTGCAGCAGGACACAGCAATCCAGAAGTCGTTATGGCGGCTGTAGCTTCTCCACATGCAGGCACAGAGACAATTAATCGTGCAGCACACAATCGTGATTCCAAAGTTGTTTTAGCTGCTATACGTTCTCCGCATGCAGACGCAAGAACAACTCATATAGGAATAAGGAATCAGGATGTACACGTTGGTTTAGCAGCTCTGGCTTCTCCACACGCAGACGCAGAAACAACTCATCATGGTGCAACTCATTTCCATACCGCTGTTTCTCTGGCAGCTGTGAATCACAAACATGCAGACGCAATAACAACTTATAACGGAGTACAATCTCCTAGTGCAGAAGTTGCTATGGCAGCTCTGGCTTCTCCTCATGCAACCACAAAAACAACTCATCATGCAATGAATAATGAAAATGCAGTAGTTAATTCAGCAGCTTTAGCTTCACCACACGCAGACGCAGCAACAACTCATCATGCTTTTGATCTTAATCGTGAAGATCTTTCTCTGGCGGCTCTGGCTTCTCCGCATGCAGACGCAAGAACAACTCACCTTGCAACAATGAGCGGCAATCAAGCAGTCGCTACGGCTGGTCTGGCTTCTCCGCATGCGGATGCAGAAACAACTCACTACGCAGTAAGAGAAGGTGATTTTCCAGAACTTGGTCTGGCAGCACTAAAACATAAGCATGCAGACGCACTAACAACTCATCATGCATTCTTAAACAGAAATCCAGCAGTCGCTCTGGCGGCTCTGGGTTCTCCTTATGCAACCACAAGAACAACTCATAATGCAGTAAGATATGACAATGCAGATGTCGCTTTAGCAGCTCTGGATCATCCGCATGCGGATGAGCAAACGTTTAGTATTGCAGCAAGACACCATAATGCGGATGTGCGTCTACTGGCTGGTATGAGTCTAGCGGCTAGAAAATCTGATGCGGCTAGAAAAGCTGGTGGTATTTTAGATACTGGTACCGCATAAATACAGTATGAATCCTTTTCTTACATATTTAACCGAAGACTCTAAATCTACTATAGATAATAATTCTAAATTAATAGAAAAAAAATTAAAGGCGCATGGAGTTGATCTGCCGCCAGGTAGTCCAGGAAGCGTTCACGACTGGTTTAATGGCGTGATGGGTGCGGCACCAGAACATCATAAATTGTGGATAGCAAAAAGATATGTTAGTGGCGGTATTGCTCATACCGAAGATATTCCTGGAACTTTAAATTTATTGCAACGTCACGACCAGTTACTGGCGCAGGGCAACATATCTAGTGGAACCCTACCAAAACTAAAAACTAATGCAGAATTATACTCTTTCGTAAACAAAAATGATCCTGATAAAGATGTGGCTGTTGGAAAGGAAAAGGTTAATTCTGAACTGGTAAAGCCACACGAATATACTGTGACAGGAGAAAATGAAGACTGGACCGAAATAACTCCTCACACAGAAAATGCTAGTTGTTATTTTGGTAAAGGAACTAATTGGTGCACAGCTCCTACTGGCAATAATTCTAGCAATCAATTCAACGAGTATAATAAACAGGGTCCTATTCATATTCTTGTTCCTAAAACTCCACGACACAAAGGAGAAAAATATCAGGTACACGCTCCAACACATCAAATAACAGACGAAACAAATACAGAAGTAGATTTTAGGGAAATAGAAGGATATCAACGACCAGTTCCTCATAAAGGAAAAATTAGTGAATATAAACAAAGACTAGAAACACATATGCATGCAGAGAGTCCTGATTCAGCAATTGCTCTGGCTGCTCTGGCTTCTCCGCATGCAGACGCAAGAACAACCCATTATGCAGCACAAAATCGTAATGCAGATGTTGCTTTAGCGGCTCTGGCTTCTCCGCATGCAGACGCACACACAATTTATATGGCAGCATTAAGTGCCAATCAAGCAGTCGCTATGGGGGCTCTAACACATAAACATGCAAATGCGGAGACAACTCATGCTGCAGCAAAAAGTCCTGATCCAGCAGTCGCTATGGCTGGTCTGCGTTCTCCGCATGCAGATCGTAAAACAACTAGTTTTGCAGTAGGACACAAGGATCCAGCAGTCGCTCTTGCGGCTCTGGCTTCTCCGCATGCGGATAACTACACAACTAAGGTTGGAGTAGAACGTAAAGAGCCTGCAATTGCTCTGGCAGCTTTAAATCATAAAGATGCAGATAAATATACAACTCGTATAGCAGCAGGGCACAGCAATCCAGAAGTTGCTCTGGCAGCTTTGAATCATAAAGATGCTGATATTTTTACAGCTCAAAGTGGAACATATCACCCCAACCGTAATGTTAAGAATGCGGCTTTAGTACTTCAAAATACATTAAGAAACGAAAAAAGATCTTTACCAGAATCCTATTCTCTTGGAAAAATTAAGCCTTTTATTCGATTTTTAAGCGAAGAAGATCTGACTCTGGAGTATCACGACACTCTGAATCCTAAAATTTGGGATGGAGACGAGTTAAAACCAGAGGTTCAGGCTAAATTGCTCCAGATTGCCAAGAAATGGGCAACCTTTGCCAAGATTCCAGACTTTGCCGTCACAGATATCATCCTGGTTGGCGGCAATGCCAATTACAACTGGACAAAATTCTCGGATCTTGACCTGCATGTCGTTGTGAATCGTGAAGATCTGGCTGATTGTCCTGATCTGCTAGACGATTATCTGCAAAATAAAAAACAATTATGGGCCCTGGTGCACGACATCACGATTTACGGTCATGATGTGGAACTTTACGCTCAAGACAAGGAGACTCCTTACCCGAAAAAGCAAGGAGTCTACAGCGTCAAGGGTAAAAAGTGGATTGTCCAGCCGAAACACGAAGCGGTTGACTTTCGTGGACCTGTTTTACTGGCAAAAGTGAAGCAGTATACGGAAAGAATTGATACTCTGATCTCTACAAATGCGGAAGATGAGAGTTTTTCCAAATTAAAAGAAAAATTTAAGAATATGCGCTCCTCAGGCTTGAAAAAGATTGGAGAATTCTCTCTGGAAAACTTAATTTTTAAAGAATTACGAAATCGAGGAGTAATTGACCGAATGACGAAGTATTTACAGTCACGACTAGACCAAAAACTCAGTTTAACAGAGAATTATGATTTTCAACTTCAAATTCACAACAATAAAACCAACGAATTAGTTGGAGTGAAGCAGTTAAACAGTGAAACAAAATATAAAGCAATGGATATAGGTCTCAGAGCTATACAAGACGCAAAAAGAGGATTCAAATCAGAATATCCCAAAGCAGGTGATGTGGCAGATCATCACTTTTCTATAAGATATCCACACGATTCCAGTTGGATCACTCCAAACAATTAATTATTTTTGATTATATGCCGCATCAATTGCTGCGTAATAGGCAGGATCTTGTTGGCGTGAAGCATTGCGCCAATACTGAACAAATCTTTCACGATCTTGTGGCGACATTTCCTTGGTGTCATCAATCTTCAGTTCACGCATCTTGCCACGCATCACACCAACCGCCATTTGTTGATACGGTTTATGGTATTTTTCATCACTCAGAGTGCCGCAACCACCAGGACCACATGCGTCTCCTATCTTTACATTACCTAACATGCGTTTTCCTTGTGCCACATACTGGTTTACGTAGTCTTCCTGTCCCTTGAACAGGTCAGGCTGAGTCTTTAAAAAACCAGCAGCAGTGGACTTGGTGATCTGAACTGGACCATAGGCAGTGGATTTACCTGATGCCTGTTTTGTTCTGATGTATTGTGCTGGGTTATAGTCTAGAGCATTTCCAATATCAGTTCCTCGGTGTTCTCCAGCCACAAGAGCCTGATACAATTTCATGTTATGTGCGCCGCCAAAGTGAGCATACGGATCGGCTACTGGAGCAGCAGTCTGGGTGGTGGGAGCGGCTGCAGGTGGAGCTGGTGGTGCCTGGGCTCCAGCAGCCAGCATGGAGCCAGCCAAAGCCAGGGGAGCCAATACGGAACCTTCTTGGAGATATTCGATAAATGGTTTCATACCATATTTATATAAAAAAAAAAAATT